AGGAAAAGCGCCCACGACTTCGAGTAACCGTAAACCTTGATATCAGGCCGAAGCGCGATGGTTTCCAGCCAAAAGCGTAAGGTTTCGAGAGAGTCAAAGTCCCCGTCTACATAAAGACGGAATTCGATCCCTTCGGGAAGGGAAAGAAACGCGTCCCGAATCAATTCACGACCCTTTTCCTGTTGAAGAAGAAAGGTGTTTTGAGCGTGAATGAAAAACGGTGTCACGAAGCGCCAAGCGCGGAAAGAATAGCAAAACGAAAGACACTCGCCAGCGCCGGGACAAGTCACTTCGGGAGCGCTCGAAAACTTCGCGAAAGGTAGCTTTTTGTTCCCGCTCATCTGAATAATGGAAAAGCGCGGCTTTCCGTCCTTCAAAAACTCAAGAAACTTTTCGGCCCCCGCCCGCCACCCCTTAGATGACGTAAGGAATTCCTCTTGTAGGGTGTCGGCGATGTCATAAACGGATGACGCTTGGCAATCTCTCACTAGCTGCTTTTGAATATCTCTTTTCATAGGATTGGATTGGATTGGATTAAGTTGGGGAATTCCCGGTGCGCACAAAGTAAGTGCCGTGTGCGCATAAATCAAGAGAAAAAGGGAAAAGAATTTCCGGCCCTTAGTTTCCTGGCGTCGAGCGTCGAGCGTCGAGCGTCGAGCGTCGAGCGTCGAGCGCCGGGATCGAGCGCCGGGATCGAGCGCCGGGATCGAGCGCCGGGATCGAGCGCCGGGATCGAGCGCCGGGATCGAGCGCCGGGATCGAGCGCCGGGATCGAGCGCCGGGATCGCCAAATTATTGAAAATATCGCAAATACGCGCAATATTGATTATATGATTCAGACTGAATCTATGAAAAACCTGGAATTCATTGAAACGCTTGAACCTATGGAATACCTTCCAGCTATGGACAACCTGGCATATATGATGAATATAATAGTATAAAAACCATATCCACCAGAGAAACCAGAATCACCGACTCAAGCCTGTAGAAAATCCTGTGCCTGTAGAAAACGTCGATTGCAATGAATTTCTGTGCCTGTAGAAAACGTCAGTTGCAATGAATAATCTGCGCCTGTAGAAAAAAGCTCAGTTGCAATGAAATTCTCCACCGATTCCGCCCTTACCCCCCTCGCGATGAAGAATGGAGAACTCCCCGTGCATCTCCATCGCCGCCTTTTGATAGGCGGCTGAAGCCTCCTCAATGGCGTCGTAATATCCAAGGTTGTAACTCTTGTAGTTCCTCTTGATTTGAGCCAACCACTTGCCGCGTGATTTCGCCCAAGAAACGCCACGCACCCCCGACGTTGGACTTAGCGGTTGCGCCCTGTTGGTGCAATTCTCGCGAACCGTGGCGAGGCGGAGATTACAAATCCGATTGTCATCCCGAACCCCGTTAATGTGGTCAATCTGATCCGGCGGCCACGATCCGTGGTGCATCGCCCATGCGACACGATGCGCAATCCATATGGCACCCCCTGCGTAAATCTGAATATAGCCCCGGACGTGCCGCTTCCCTGCGTTTCCGCCACCATTCCTCAAAACCCCTGTCGAGGGATCGTAGGTGAACAGGCGATGAAGTTCGGAGATTGGCACTTCTCGCATCTTACTCCCCCCCTCCCCTTTCGGTTTCCGCACCCATGATGGTCGATCAGGGGATGGCCGCTTCTGTTTGTTTGATTGGTTCATGCTAATGCTCCCAGAATCGCTTCAGATCGACGATCTCGCCGTTGCGGCGTCAATTCCCACCAATCTCCTGATCGGTGCCCTCGCGCGACGGTGGAGGGCAAGAATTGTCGATCTCGGCATCTTCCGCGCCGATGGAGTATGACCGCTTGATCCATTCATTGAAATCACTGTCAGAAAGCCAAGGGAAGAAGGTCCGCAACAAAGCTGGATCATCGGACCCCTCCCCCAGCATTTTGGGATCACCCCCACCTTTTCGGGAATCAGGATCCACCCCCACCCCCGGCGTCGTCAGGAAACACAAACCACTCCCCCACCTCCAGCATCACGGCGCTGAAGATCTCCTCCCTGATCGATTCCGGCGATGGCGTGTCGGTGTGCTTGTGGGCACGATACCACCCGCCCTCGACGCCACGCTCGACGCATTCCTCCATGAGCCGGTATTCGTTCGCTTTCATCACCCCCAGACCTCGCGGAAGATGAGGTAGAAAAACAGGCACGAGAGCAAAGCGCACGCCCCAAGGACGATGATGACGGTCTCGACGGTCATAGCTCGACCTCCTCCGCGACGGTGTAGAGGAGCAGGACGAGAATCAAGAAGGTCCAAATCACCAGGCCGCTCATAGGCCACCCCCACGGTTGAAGCTTTGGATGTGTCGGATCGTCGCCCGTTGCTCCATCGCCGCAACGATGACAAGGGTGACGACGGCGAATGCGAGCATCGCGATGGCGAAGACGATGACGGAGCGAATGCCAAGGTCGTCGTTCATTGCTCACCCCCTTCTAGTGCTGCGCCGAAGGCGAGGTTGCCGAGGTAGTCGCAAGTGCCACACTCCCCCCACGCATTTTCATGCGGACAAAAAGGATTCTCGATATAGAGCGACTCGAGAAAAGCCTCATGCGCCAGACGCACCGGCTCATCGGATTTCTCGCGCGGCACGGACCAGACGTGACCGCAGGTGACGCAGGTGACGATGTCTTCGTTCGCGTCAGCCGAGAGCCGAGGGAAGTCCCCCATACCATCGCAGTCGCGCGGGCATTCCGGCCCTTCGGCGAAGTCTATCGGATCGAGGTGGTGATCGTTCATGCCGCCCTCCCTTTCCTGCGGACACCCGCGCGCATAAAGCGATTTATGTCTTTTTTCTCGCTCGGCATCTCGTAGAGTCCGCGACGGAAGAGGAAGAAGTTCATGCGCTTGGACTCGATGTCAGTCCCCGGCATGTCTTTCCAAGTCTTATCAAGGAAGGTGTCGTCGGGACCGGCGATGGCAGGGTGGTAGTTCGGATCGGTGAAAGCCACCCCGTCGCTTAACCGAAGGGCGGAGGACATGGTGTCTGGGACGTAAGCGGAATAGATGTACATATGTAGTGATGTTAGTTAAGGTTGGATGTTGGTCTTCTGAGAATTGAAAATTCGCCATGTAAGTCTTCCGCCCCCTTGCGATATGCTTCGGCGGCTTCGGGTATAGTGCTAAATGTCCCGAGATAGTAATTTTTGTAATTTCGCTTAATTTGAGCCGTCCACCCCCTTCTTGCCTTATCCCACGTAACCCCTCTCGCGCCGGACGTTTTGCTAATCGGACGATTGCTGTTGCACACATTCTGGCGTGAGCTCGCCAACCTTAGATTGCAAATTCGATTGTCATCCTTGACTCCGTTGATGTGGTCAATTTGATCCGGGGGCCATTCCCCGTGATGCATCGCCCAAGCAATCCGATGGGTATATTGCCTCTTGCCCGCAACGTGAGTGCTGCGATACCCATTAACGCCCAGAGACCCCGCCTCGACCCCCGCCTTAGAATTGTTGGACCTGTGCATCCCGTTCCTCAATACCCCCGTATCCGCATCATAGATGAACCGCTCACGCAGTGTCGTGATGTCTGTTGTTTTTGTGCTTGCCATCGAATTTACTTCTGGACGACCGCACCCCGATCCTCGGGCAGTGTAGCCAGCTGGAATTGCATTGCCCCGCGCTCGATGGCGGCGGCGATCTCGTCCCGCACCTCCTCGCGGAGAGCCTCTGTCCACTCAGGGTGAGGCGGGAACGTGTAAATGATCTCCATGCTCCCACTGGAGAGGAAGAGAGCGGACAGGAGGTGTCGATTCTCGGGGTTCGCCTCCGCGATGCCCTCGACCTCGACGGCGATCTCCATGGATCGGTCCCCAACGGGATCGACTGCGGCGGGAGGTGCGACCGGGGCGGGAAGGTGGTCCCTGAAAACCCAAACGAAGTCTGATACCGCAACGATGAAGCAGAAGGAAGCGAAGGCGGCGCAAATCATTTTCATTCCACAAATTATGCGTATTGCATGCGCATTGCAAGGCAAATCTCAAATCACCCGAAAATTTTCCCGAGGGTGAACAAAGCCACCCCCACCCCAAATCCGAAAATTAGGACCAGAACAAGGCATGCGCACCCGCACCCCGCAGGGGATCCGGTTGAGGGAGTGACCACGTCATCGAGGGTTTCCAGGTTGTTCATTGAAAGAGATTCACCACCACCCAAATGATAAACACAACCAGAGTCACGCTCCACGGATCGGGTCCGCGCTTTGCGGAGGTTGAGCGGAAGTAGAGGTCAGAGTCCATTGTAATTCCGCACGGCGGCAAGGATGTGCTGGACGAGACCTCGGTAGCCTTGATGGTGACCGCTCCACTCCGAGAAAAGGGCGACGAGGTCGTTGTTCTCCTCCGGCGTCATCTCCACCTTATGCTTGCCTACGTTCAAGAAGTGAACCTTGGGGATTTCGTCGTCTTTGTCCGACGACTCTTCGGTGAGGAGTCCTTGAAGCAGGTCGTCCAATTCCTGAAAGTCAAAGCCCGTGAGACCGAGTAACGCCTCGTCCATCTCCTTGATGGCCTCGATCTCCGACTTGAGAAGACCCATGTCCCAAGATGAGCCGAGGGCGATTTTATTATCTGCCACCACGAGAGCCTTGATCTGCGCGCGGCTAAGGTGATTGGCGCGGATGCACGGCACCTCAAACATCCCAAGTTGCTTTGCCGCCGCGAGCCGCCCGTGACCGGCTATGAGGGTGCCCTCACCATCGGTGAGCAACGGGGTCGTGAACCCATACTCCTGGATCATTCCGCAAAGGAGGGCTATCTGGTCGGATGGGTGAACGCGAGCGTTACCGGGATACCCTGCTAGGTCGTCCACTGGAATTAGCTCGATGGCCTTGGCGATGATGTTGATTTGGCTCATATCAGTTCAAATACGGGGACCACTGCTTGATCACGGTTTGAAGGTGACTCGGAAGTTCGGAATCGAGTCTGTTGTTTTTTATCAGGTTTAATCGAGCGGGAAGAATTCGAAGATTCGCGTGATGGTGCGGTCCGCCCCTGTCGAGTGGAATAATGTGATCGATGTGAAATTTAATCCCGAGGCACCCGCCAAGGCGCTCCGCACTCTGGAAGAGGACAGTCTCGATCTCTATGGAATGATCTGGGTGGGTTGCACTCCGCTCTCTCGCCCTGCGTTGAGTGCGTCGCGCTCGACATACCTCGGGATTTCTCTTCGCCCATGCAGACTTGATTTCTCGCGACCTCTCCCGATTTGTGGCATGCCACCGAGCGTCACGCTCTTTCGCCCTCCCCGCGTTCGCAGCCCTGTATCGCGCTTGACTTTCTTTGATTTTTTCCGCGTTCGCCGCCCTGCGTCGCGCTTCACGCTCCCGGCATGCTTCTGGATTTTCAGCCCGCCGCCGAGCGGCATATTCCTGTATTTCGCGCCTCCTCTCCTCCAGTTGCTCCGCTGTAACCCAGTATTCACCCCCACCCCTACTGGCGGGGTGATAGCTAAGAAAAACCTTCCCCGAATCAGTCGGGTGAGGATCTCCCATCTTCCTCCTTCTTTCAATTGCGGGTGCGCTCATCAGTTAAGCAATTGAAGGCCAATGGCGTTCAGATCCCGCTCCAGCATGGCATTCACACCGGCGTCTTTCCGCTCGCGAATGCGGGACAACAGCCTTCCGAATCGGTTCACTGCTGGTAAGATGTCGAGGCTGAAGCGATACAGTTCTTCGACTGTCATATCCTCGTATTCCCCGGCGCGTTCCTTGGCTGCCAAATAAACCACCAAGCGATTCACATGGGGATGTATGTTAGAATATCCGACATCACCATCGGCCTTCTCCACTCCGCCCGTGGGTGCCTTCCCGCGCGACATATCCACCGCCGTCGCCACGCGACCGAGCTGGATTGATTTCCGCAGTCGAGCCGAGCCGATGTCGCGCTCCTCTGCCGCCTCAAGCCACTTCACCTGATCGGGTGCCGGTAGCGCCGCCACTTCTCTGTGATGAGTGAAGGACAGTGTGTCCACCCTCCGCCTCTCCATTGGCACGCGCAGGCAGGTCGAGGCGATATCGCGCAGGCTCTGGATCTCGAACCCGGTGATCTCTGACCACCTTGAGTATTTTTCGCCGTAATGACCGGTCGCCGCCACCAGCAGATCGCCGAGCGCGAACTTACATGCGCGATCAGCCATCGCGAGCTGCCTCATTGCTTCCTCGAAAGTGTCCTCAAGCGGGACACCCTCCACGACCGCTCCTCGCGGGTTTATTGTGATTCCTGCGATCCGTCCGCCGATGTTTGCGATTTGGGCCATACCTACATCATACGCATGCAATACGCACGTCAACCGAAAATTGTGGAAATTCGAAATTATTCGTCCGAGACCGATGCATCATCGACCGGCGGTGCTGGCGGCATGTTCGCCACGGAGGCGAGGAACGCGCCCTTGCGGTGGAGGATAAGGTCGCGGGCCTTGCTGATCACACCCTTCGCCCTGTCGCCTTGGCACACGGTCGCGCCGGTCTGCTCGTGGATGGCGGAGAATGCGCCGGTGCCGTAGACGCTACGAATGGCGCAGACAGTGATGCCGTCCTCGATCTCCGCACGGGAGATGACTCGGGCGCGGATGAATCGACCCGATGAGAGAGAGAGTGCGATGTTCATTTTAGTTCGTTGATGAGTTCCCAATTGTTGAGCCAGAGGGCACCGTCCATTTCGAGGATGTGCTGCCTCTTGAATTTCTCGATGAGGTCGAGGCGAGCCTTCTCGGCGGAGGCGCGCTTCATCTCCGCCTTCCATCCCTTCGGCCATTCTCCGAACAGAGTCTTGTCTGCCCTGCCGGTCTCGATCCATCCGATGTGCTGCGCGTTCGCCGCAATCCAATCGGTGATCGAGTATTCAGTCCACCTCTTCACCTCCGCCTTGTCGGCGAGGGCGAGAGATTGAAGTTGCTTGGTGGTGATCTGCTTCATGCGCTCTTGATCCGCGTTATATGCGCACACGTCAATCGAGTATTTCAATTATTTTCTGCGATGAGTCGAATCTTGGGGTTTGCCTCCACCCACGCAGTGACGGTTTCCACAGTGTGGTCTCGGCAGTCGAACCCGGCGGCGAGATGACGTTGTCCGGCCTTCCGGTCAGCATACCGCACGAGGATGGCGTGCACCTCGGGGGCGACTTCAATGATTACCGGGCGGGGTTCTTTCTTCATGGGATTCAGCCTTTCTTGAGGTTCCGGTTGGCAAGCCCGAAGGCGATTGCTTGCTTGAGGACTGCCTCATCGAAGGAGTGGTTGCCACTGACCTGATTGCCGTTGTCGAGGTTGATCACGGCAAAAAGACCCCCCTTGGTGATTTGAAGGGTGCCGTTCTGCATGATCCTGAATTTGATGTCGTTTTCCATGCGCCATTCATACGCCCCTTATGCGCATTGTTCAAGTCCTTTTTTTCGCTTTTTTAAATCACAGCAAATCCCAATCGGTCGGGCGACCCCTCCCCCACGCTTCTTTCTGCGCGCCGCTGAAGACCGCTCGACTCGACTCCGACTTCATTGCCCTCGACGGCGGCAGTCCGAGTTTTTCGGTGAGTTCGACGCACCGCTTCGACACTGCCGCTCTCGTGACGTTGTAGCGCTCCGCGATAGCAGTCTGGCTCATGCCTCCGTAGCAGATGCCCGAGACCAGTGCGAGCACCTCAAGGCTCAGGCGAGTGTTTGCGGTCCCGGCCAATTCCCCCACGACCCGAGCAAGGGCAAGCTCGTCCTCAATCGATGTGATGCCGAGCCGGTTGCGCATCTTGCTTGCCGCGCCCTTTACCCACGACTCGCTCTTGCTGTGCCTCCTTGCAACAAGCGCGGGTCGGCACCCGTCGACGTGAAGTGCCACACCGGCGATCCCCACCGCGAGGCTTGTCGCGGGCGCTTCAAAAAGTTCCGCAATCATCACTCGCAGACTGTCCTGAAGTGATTCCCGGCAGGAGGGGTTGTCGAGGTGACCGGGAATCCCACCCTCATCCACCTCCTCTTCCGCACCTGCCCCCCATCCCAGCAATCCCACCAGGCGACTTTCATCAAGCTCAGGGGATCCGCACCCCTGCGCATCGATGTGCGGCTTTTCCAGGCCGGGAGGGAGGGCGGCGCGCTCCTCGGGCGTGAGTGAGGCAATCCACTCCTCGTAGGCTTTCCGGTATTTCTGGTCCTCGGCCTTCTGGCGCAGATGGTAGTCGTCTTGGGTGTCGTTCATAATGTGACAGAATTAATTGTGTCGTGTCTAATGTGACAGAATCTTTAGGCCCCTTCCTCATCCTTGACACATTCCCATTTATTATTAGCGCCCCTCTGAAAGAGGGCGCTAATATTAATTGTGATTGTGTCACGGTTGGGAGGGGCGTTCAGAACTGAATTGATAAGTAAATAAAAAGCATTTTGAATGGGATTGTGTCGTATAAGGTTTATCAATTATCCTTATAGGGAAGTGTCTTATGCGTGTGGTGCAAATTTTCCATCATCCGAGTAAGGGTTCTCGTATCCCTCCTCTTCGAGAATCTCTCTCACGGAGACCCTGAACTTCGGATGGCAGTCCTTGAATTCAGCGAGGTATTTCTCCCATGCCTCGGGATAGAATTCGGCGTATCCCCTCCCCGTATTGCACCACCAACATGACGGCACGAGATTTGAGACATCGTTGTTTTGAGTGTCCCCGTCCACATGATCGACATTGACGATCAGTGATCCAAATCTGAACTCCAAGTCGTCGTATGCCTTCCACGGAAGATTGAATCCACACCAATGGCACTCCGACTCATGGGGGCGCTTCAGGTGCTCAAAGAGAACCAACCGATGCAGTGAAACCGTTCCCATCTTCGATGAGAGTGGGTGGTGCCTCAGACCCATCAGAGTCAGGTAGTCGCTTTGATGGTCAAGACATCTGAATGCCCATCCCAAATGAGGGATGAACACGAGCTTGTCTCGTTCAAACTTGATTATCTGAAATCCCTTCATTCCTCCTCCTTGTATGGCAGTCTTGCTTTTGGTTTTTCTGCGCCCTCTAAATCCCCGGCAATGTCCGCCTCAAGCGCATCCTGAACCGTTCCTGCCATTAGTGCCGCGCTCTCCTCAAGTCTCTTGAGGTATCGAGTGATGGTGATGGGGGACTTGTTGAACTTATCCTTGAGACCGGACCTCACGTTTGCCGGGATCTTCCCGCCGTGAGCGGCAGCGGTTTCCACGATCTCCCGCTTCTGAGCCGCAGAGAGGGAGCATGGTGCCCCCGCCTTGCCTTTTGGCCCGCCCGCATCTCTCTCCGCTTTCTCGCCCTTTGGCCTTCCGCGCTTAGGTCTGTCTGGTTCTGGGCATTGCTCCCATCCGATGCCTCCTCCGGTCGAGTGCCTGACGAATATCTCGGATGCGGGAACCACGTCCACGGGGTCTCCGTTCGATGGCATTGTTCGGAAACCGGCTCGCGTCCGCCTCTTTGTGGCAGTGAGACTGAAGGTGGGTGGCGCGTTCTCGTCAGCCGTCTTGATGCGGGAGAGAACGAGCACCTCCCGAGGCCAGTTCGTCAGGTTGCTTGAGCCGAGGCCGGAATACGCCATGTCGGTAGCCGTCATCTCCGCCTTGTATCTGGAGTCCTTGGGTTTCCCTGTGTGGTGGATGATTGCGAAAATCACGCCCGTCTTGATTGAGATGGTCGAAAGCCCCTCGTAGCAGAAATGAGCCACCGCCTCCGCGTCAGAGATGTCCCCGCCGATGTAGGCAACGAGCGGATCGATCCAGCAAATGTCCGGTCTGAACTTCTGAACGAAAGCCTCCAAGAGCGAGAGGAAAGCATCACCGGACTTGTTCGAGATGCGCCTCCAGATGCAATTCTCGCGGATGAACGCTTCCTCCTCGTGGGTGAACTTCTGCGCCTGTTTCACGGCGAGAATGACTTCAGCCACGTCTCCTTGATCGTTCTCCGCCTGGATGGTGAGTTGGCGAAGCGGTCGAACTGCTTTCACGCCAAACGTGAGGTCCGACCGACCTGTTGCCCACCCGAGTTTGAATTGGGCTTGAATGGACGACTTGCCGACACCAGACGGAGCCACTATAATCAGGTTCGATCCACGGCAAAGCCATCGGCGCTCCCCGATCATGGCTGACGGGTCATTCACCACGTCGTAGTTGATGAGGTCGTCATAGGTCCACTCTTCGCCGGAGTTCTCGATCTCTTTTGTGACCTTCCAGTCAGTCCAAGACTTCGCCCCCACCCCCACCTTCAAGAGTGCCTGTCGCACCTGCTCGCCACCCACGGTGCGAACCCCGTCGGGGCACCGGGAATAGCGCGAGGGGTTGTGATTGCCGTCGTCGATGTCCTCACCGAACAACTCGTAGACCTCTGCCGCGCGCTCCTTGTATTCCTCGGCATTCGCCGCGTCCACCCGCACCCATGCATGGATGGACTTGTTGCCGGAGTCGAGGATTGCAGTCACCGGCAGACCCGATGCGAGGATCGCCCCGAACTGCCGCTCCTTCTTGATCGTCGCGCCGGTCGAGTCCACGTCGAACTCCACCAGAACGTGCCGGAATCGCAACACGTCGGCATCGCCGTGCTTCGAATCCGCCGCGATCCTCATCGGATTGATGCGGATGAAGTGCCCGTTCTTGGAGGTGTGGACCTTGGCGAAGTCGCCGCCCTTCTGCCGCACCCGGTCGATCCACTGCTCTCGACTCAGTGTCACCCCGGCGTCAGGCTTGTGCTCGCCCTCGTCATTCATGAACGTGCCGCCGATGCACACCCCCTCCCCTTCCTCGAAGGCCGCACGGAGCAGTTCCTCGAAGCCATCCTCGACGCGCTCCGGCAGGGGCATGTTCGTCGCCCGCGCCCATGCGGATCCTGGTTGTCCACCTGAGTCGTCGCGCCGGTCGTCCCGCTCACGACGCTTGATGCGGTAGATGCCCTTGGCTGGACGCTCTGGAAGCGCACCCGGTGCGGTGCCGCCCGTCCATGGTCCGCTCTTGCCGACCGGCGCTTCCCGTTTCTGCCCTCGGAAGGCGGACTCGATGGTGCCGGTCGCCTCCGATGCGGAGAGACCGTCCTGAGTCGCTCGGGGGAGGAGGGTGCTCACCGCATCCCCCTGCGACATCCCCGCGTCTCGGAGTTGAGCGGCGGCACCGAAGACGGCATGGTTGCGCCCGCCTTCTGCCGCGCCCGAGCGCAGGTAGTTTTCAACGGAGAGCGGAAGACCAGAGTCCCGGTCTTGAAGTCCTGAAGATCGATAGGAGGGCATCAGTTCAGTTCCTCCTTCAATTCCTCAAAGAGACGGTCGATGTTCTTGATCTGCACTGCGCGGAGCGGATCACCTGGCGTCACTCCTTGTGCATCGAGATTAGTGCGCCGCTCGACGCAATCCTGCAAAACCATGAGCACGAGCCGCGCATCGCCAAACAGTTTATCGTCGATGGCGTTGCGGATGCGGCGCTTCGCCTCCGCCTTCATCCGGCGGACATCCTCGGCGGAGGCATGATCAAGGGTGGTGCTGTCCGTTTTGATGCGATGAGTGATCGTGACGGTCCCTAGCAGGATGTGCTCGTCATTGATGACATCCACACCCTCCTCGAAGACGATCATCTCGGAGATTGGCTTTCTTTTCGTGTCAGTTGGCATGTGATATGGTTTTGTTAGAATTATGCTCTGCGAGGAAGGTGAGGTTGCGAAATCTCCCTCGCCCCCACCTTTCGGATCGTCACTTCGACATCGACCATGTCGAGGTTCCCGAGGGAGAAGAGGAAGTCTTCATTGAGGTGGGTGATATCGAGCTTCATCACCATCGTCCCCTTTGAATGACTGATGAGGAGTTGCCCCTGCTTGGAACCGCTCCCGAGTTTCCGCACTGCCTTCGCCACGGATGCGCCGGGGAAGGACATGCGTTTGGAGGCGGGTAGATCACTCACCGGTCACCTCCCGTCTGGTTTTCTTCGGGGCGATGTAGTCGGCTTGATGCCGCGTATTCACGTAAACTCCTCGGTGGAGAGCGACGGGAACGAGCCGCGACGTGCTCACGCCTTGATCGGTCACCGTCACCTTCGCCAGCGTCGGCTTGACCACGAAGCACGTCGGCGCTTTGATGTCCTTCTCTCCCTTGGCGATCTGGACGCGCAGGAGGTCAGCAATCTTCTTCGCGATTCGCTTGGGCATCCGCGACCCGATGCACTTGTGGATTCCGCAGAGCGGAGCGGGTGAGGACGTGGGGAAGAAGTGCTTCCCGCCGAAGGTTGCTTCCCGCCCCGTGGCGTGGTGGTTCCGGTTCGCGATTGAACCCTGCTCGTGTCGTCGGTTAGATGGGTTTTCCATCCCTCCACCATACGCACGCAATGCGCACTCGCAAGGAAATTAAGCGGCGGCACCGATTTCTCGAAGTGCGGCCTCGGCGGAGTCCTTCGTCGCGTAGTCCTTCGCTTTCAGTCCCGCCGCGCGGAGGCGGATCAGGAGCGACGTGGGGAGCGCTTGCGCTTGTCCTCGGCCCGCGCTGAAGCTCGCGAACTTGGCATCGATCCACTTGCTCGCCGCATCAAACGTCGCCTCCGCCGGAGCCGGGTGTCCGTGCTGCTTCATCAGCTTGAGTTGCTTCGGTGTGGCGAGACCCTTCTGCCGACGCAGGAAGAGGAGGTCGAGAACCTTCGATGCCTGTCCCCTGGTGGTGATCTCGTCGGTGTCGAATCCCGCACGGGTGAGCGCATCCAGTTGCTTGGGCGAGGGCGGGTTCGCCTCCCATCCGAACTCCGGCTGGAACTCCGCCGTCTCCATGTCGCCGCACGACATGGCGAACTCGATGGCATCGACGACGCGCCCCTTCTTTTTCTGCTTCGCCTCCATGCGCGCCCGCAGTGCGTCGGCGCGCTTTTCCTCGATGTCCACCTCGACGCCGAGCAGGTCGCCGCCGCCATCCTCGGCGATCTTCTCCATCATCGCCTTCGCTTGCTCCTCGTCGCGAGCCACGAGCCGCGCAGGGGTGATGAGCCGGTGGTCGTCGGTCAGGAAGAGCGGGTCAAGCAGAAGGAGTTTATCCTTGTCAGGGTGGATGCGGGTTCCGCGTCCGACCATCTGCGCATACAAACTTAGCGATTTGGTAGGGCGAAGCACCAGCACACAATCCACCTGCGGACAATCCCATCCGGTAGTGAGCAACTGAGCGTTGCAGATCACGCGCGCATCGCCGTGGGTGAACTCCCGCAGTGACTCCCGATCTTCGCCCGAGACATGCACAGCTTTTATCCCCATGTCGTTGAGGATCCTCGCCATTCGGATGCTGGTCTTCACGAGCGGCAGGAAGATGACGATCTTCTTTCGGTCGGCGGCGTGGGTGACGAGTTGGTTCGCCGCCTCCTGGAGAATGGGTTCGATCACCGCGCCGAGGTCGCTCGTCGAGTAGTCGCCACCGGACATCTTCACCTCACGAAGATCCACCGACATGGGGAAGCTCTTGATTTGGATGCGGGAGAGGTAGCCTTCACGGATCAGTCGGTCGAGACCGATGTCGATGGCGATCTTCTCATAGAAGTTGCCGAGTTCCTTTCGATCACTTCGAAATGGGGTGGCGGTGATGCCCAACACTTTCGCATAGGAGAAATGCTTGAAGATCTTCTGCGCGGCATCCCCCAATGTGCCGGAATGACATTCATCGACCACTATCAAATTGAAGTGATCTTCAGCGTATCTATCCAGCCTTCGATGAAATGATTGTGTCGTTGCCACCACCACACGGTCGATCCCCACCCTCGCCGATTGCGTTCCCATCTCTACGCCAGCCTTCTCTCCGACGTGCTGAAAATATTTGTCGGCATTCTGATTTATGAGTTCGCGAGCGGCGGCAAGGAATAAGCAGTTGCCGGTCTCCCTGCGCATGAGTTCGGCGGCGAGGATGGTCTTCCCCGCGCCGGTCGCCGCAACTGCCATGAGCCTTCGGTGACCCTCGCCGAATGAGTGGGCTACGGCATCCAGAAATTCGATCTGATATTTTCTTAATTCCATCCGATCAAATCTCCCTGTCCCAATTCTCGACGTAGATTGGTTTCTCCATGAGGGCGACCATGCGCTCAATCGCCGACAATCCCTCACGGGTGCGGAACCAACGGAGCGCTTCGTCGGTCATCGAGATCACGATTCCAGGTATCGCCGCGCCCGACGCATCGACGCAATGGTCGTCCACATCATAGACGGCACAGGAGGACTCATTGAATCCCCCCACGAACGACGCCCCGAAGTATGCCGCCAATGGCAATCTGCCCTCCTCGACCGCAAGGCGATGGAGGATCAACTGGAGCATGTGCTCGTCGCTCCAATCCATGGGGTCGCGCGGGATTTCGTCTGATGTAGTCATTTCGTGACCCTTTCCATCTCTGCGTTGTGGGCATCGACAGTTTCTTGAAAGTTTTGGTGATTCCTGACCATTTCGACAGTCCACGGTTCCCACTCGACCGATACGACTTCGCGGATGTGGACCTGCCTAGTGGATTGGCTCGCTTTGTTGTCTTTAGCCTCTTGATCCTCGGTAGATGGACTCATGGTTGGGTCTTTTTGTTCCATGGTCATCGGATGAGGTTGAGGATGAGGTCAGCCACGGCGTGCGCATCCGTCTCGCCCTGTCCGTAGCGTTTGCCGAACCGGGCATCCCTCGACGGAATGGAGGCGAGGACTTGATGCGTTCCGGCAGTGCGGTGGATTTCGAGGCCGACGAGTTGATTAAGGATTTCGATCATGGTGTTTAGAATTGACTGACTAGTTCTGTTGTTTCGCTACTGACAATGAGAGCGTTTCGCTGGTGGGTTCCTTCGAGGAGTTTAATGGCGAGCAATCTTGCGCGAGCGTTGATCGCCTCTTTGCTACTTGGAAATCTCGGGTAGTTCAGTAGGCCGATGACCGCTCCCGTCTCCTCGCCGCCCGTGTAGATAAATTTGGTTGGATCGACGGTCACGCACATGGGGTTCTCCATACAATCTTGTCGGCAGATTTGTTCGATCACCGGAACGGGGCCGGAGATGTAGATGCGGACTATATGCGTATTGCTAGTTGTCATTTTCATAGTTTCGGTCCGCCTCATCAGTGCCAATCTCACAACTCTCGGAGCAACTTGTTCCGGCATCCAAGAACTCATCAAAGAGGTCACGTTGGTCGAACTTGTCGTCCTCGTAGGGTTCGAAAGTTTGCGTAAACGCCGCCCTAACAATGTCTTGCGCAGACTGACGAAGGCGAAAGAAAGTGCGATTCTGCTCCTGTGCCTTCCCCTTAAAGATGTGCCCGTATTTCTTTTCCATGCGGTCTGGAAAGTCGAATACTTCGGGATTGACCTTCGCCACGGTCATCAGTTTGCGCTGACTCTTCTTGAAGCACCAGGTGCAATTCCCGTAGGCGTCACTCGGAAGATTCAGATCCCAGTCGAATTGTCGCATGAAGAGGTTTACCCCCTCCTTCGTCCACTTCTCATCTACAAGAGGATAGACCCACCGCTTCTTGTCCGCAATCGCGCTCATGCGAATCCGTTCGTCGTAACGGATACCGATTGCGGTGTCGTAACTGCCCGGTCTCCATCCTGGATCTTTTCCACTCTTCAAGAACCAAAGCATCGGTTCAACTTTAAGCCTTGCGGTGCAGTTCGGGTGCGTCTTGCAAAACAGTCCGTGCTTTTGAATCGCCGCCTCGTAGGGTTCGCCGTTCCTTGATGCCGTCTCGTAAGTGACGACTTTCGCTTGCGGACCTTGCCCCTCACCGCGAATCACCGACTCGATCCAAATCACCTCATAACCTTTGGGTCGGCAGAAGTTACGGTCAACCGCATCAACAAAGCGAAGCGTATCTTCGTGCTCGCATCCCGTGTTGGCGAATGTGATGCGGATGTCGTGGGTGTCAGCGTATTTCCGCAAGCACTCGTGGAGCATCACCGCAGAGGATCGCCCCCCAGAGAAGGAAATTGCAAGTCGTGGGCGAACTGGTGGCGGGGTGTCTAGTGAGATCATATAGAAAAAGCGCCGTCTCTCCGGCGTGTCACGGTTGGTTTATCGCGTTCTCCGTTCGCGCGTTTTGTGCGGAACGGAATCAGAACGGACCCTTTTCGTCGGCGATGATGTAGGCACCGATTTCATTGCGGTCGGCACCCTTGTCGTTCTTCCCGAGGACGATGCGGGCGGTGAGCGTGGCTCCGATGAGCGCGTCCGCATCAACGTCCACCTCTTCGCCCTCGGTCACGTCCTCGCCGATGGCGGCGCGGAAGGCGTCGATCTTCCATGCCGCGTTGGCGGTGAAGACCAGGTTGTCGAAGACCTTCGGGCGACCCCCTTCAGGGAAGTCCGATCCGCCGACGGGACCGAGGATCTCGTGCTTGAGTTCGATCATCGGGTTTCCGGCCTTGGAGGTCTTCTCGGTCGCGTTCACGACGGCGATGCGGTAGTCACCGTCCTTGACGGGCGGAGTGTGGGTGGTGGGGGTTCCAGAGGTGTAGCTAGCCATATGTTTTGTTGGTTTGGTTTGGTTGGGATATTTAGAATACGCACACAATGCGCATTGCAAGGTCAAAGTGAGGAGAGAATGCGAGAGCCGACTTCCCATGTGAGTTCGATGTCTCGCTTGAGATATTCCATCGCCCTCGTGGGGGATGTGACGCAGATCTCCCATGGCAGTTTTCCGCCGAGATCCTGCTTGCCGCCAATGCCCATGGCCTTCGCCACGGTGCCGAGTCCGACGTAGTCGCGACCCATCGACCACTTGGTCATCAGGTCGACCGACCACTCGGTGTAGTAGATGGGGGTCCGC